TCCTTTAATACAAACCGGCTTTCGCTGAATTTTAACGTGTCTTACCACTTTAACGTCCGTAGACTGACCGAAGTCGTGCGTTTAGGTGCCGATTCCAACGGCATAAGGAGGTACACCAAAGCGATGGTCACTAGGGTGATTCCCGGGTAGATAGGTCTGGTAATAACATAAACGGACAACAGGCATCACATCGTTTAACAAGGGTGATGGAGTGTCACGGACGTAATAGTCCCAATAAGTTTTGTTATCCCGCGGTATAAAGAAGTCAAGGCAATCGTTGCTGAACCCTCCGAGGTTCATTGTCGATATACATTGTTCAATGTGTAGCTGAGAAGCTATATCAATCTTAAAAATCTTTTCCATAAGTACTCTGGATGAAGCTTGAACATCGGAAATACGTTTCCATAAAGGTTGAAAATTTGATATTATATCCAAAAATTCATTACGTTTCCATAAACTAAGCGACAGAGCCATTCGTTGTATACTCTTACGAACTCCAACGTTACGGGTTAAGTAAATAAGACGATCGGCCAAAGGTCCCAAGATGGGGCAATCTGGCATCTCACATTTGAGAGATAATGCTTTTGCACGAAGTAATTGCATTCGCACTTTGAACGAGGCGTTTAAATATTGCTGGGTACACCAGCCCAATTTTAGCATAGCTTTAATTGGATCTCTTATAGTGTGTTTAAGGTCAGAGAAAATGAGGCCGCAAAAACTTGATTCATTTATGTCATCAAATTGAGTAAGGACATAATTGAATCCAAGCTTAGTGAACCATTTCGAAAGTAATTGTTTGGGGCAAGATATTAAAGCATCATCGCCTTCAACCACAACTAACACTGTTATTCGCTGTTTGCTAGCTGTGAATAGAATCATCAAAAGGTTGGTGATTCCATTACCTACACTGGTTGACATCTCTCCTGACATCCTTCTGGAGAATATCTCACAAAAGAAACCTGAAAAACACAATTGGTTGTTCATTAATAAGTGCTGGTACATTGTCATAAATGCGGAATGTGTGGGTAAATTCATCGTCATGTATCTAAACATGGGCACCTCACAGGCATTCATTATCTTCTTGGTCATCGATCCTTCCCAGTTATTGGCATCACTACCAAATATGTAATTACCTGGGACAAAAATATGGTCTAATATGTATTGGGATCGCTCAGCAACCGGTATTTTCTTAATGAAATACGGGAGTTTAAAAACTTCTTTCTCAACTGCATGAATTATAGGTCCGACTAAACACTTGAAGAACTCTATACGAGAATTGATGGTCCTAAATGTTTTAGGCTCCATATAAAACTCGTCTTTTATGAATGATTCCAATTTTGAGAAATTGGGTTGTTTAACAACATTCAATTCTTCAGTATTTTTCTTAAATTCATTAAGTAACTCTTCGCGTCTAGCTAACGGATATGGTGACTCATTTAACCAAGTCTCCACACTAACGTCTGTCGCAGCATCAAGTGGTTTCAAATTGTCACGAAACCATCTATAACAAAAGTACTTAAATTGAGTTAAAGTTTTGCTGTTAATCTGAGGGGTCACACCACCAACTCTGTGTTTTGCACCATCTATACAAGATGCAATGTCATAATCATTTGGTTTAATGGCGCAAGCCCCGGTTACGTACCAAGGCAGATTTGCAAACATTGTTTTGCGCATTCCGCTTTTGTGCTTTGCATTTGGGTGAATTTTAATTTTCTTCACCGTGGTTTCTCGGATCTTAGCAAACTGTTTTTCAAGTAATACGTTTTGAAAATCATCAGAATTGTATGATCGTCCAAACCATCTCTCATCCTTAAAGGTTTGACCTAAAGGCGCATTTATTGGACACGCACTGGACCAAAGAATTGATCCAATGCGGAGGTTGGGTATGAGACGGCTCAAACCGCTCATCTCGTCATCTTATTGACCTGATTGATACAATCAGAAGCTTCGTATGAAGCAAGCAAAAGGGCACAAGTATTGGCCAAAAAATTTGGGTCTATGTTGGTGTTTGCAGGCAAACTATCCAACACGTTTTTGACTTGAGGGGTCATAGCTATGTTTGATGCCATAGCATGTACTTGGGCTTGAAGTGCTGCTCGCCTTTTAACATGAGCTTCTGGATCAAGATCATTAAGATTTGGGGTTGGTAACGTTATTTCATGTATTAATGACAAACTTATAACTGATCTGTCAGTAATCTTTTCATAAGCAAGTGCCAAATAGATCCATTTGAGAAATGGAGTGGACCCTATTAGCACAGATGATAAAATTGAAGCACCAAAATATCTCAAAGGAATTAATCCAATTACAGGAGCATAGAGATAAAATGGGACGGATTCAATTTTAATAAGCGATTTAAGGATGAACGCTACCATACGAGATGGAAGTGATAGTTGTCTATTTGTCCAATAAACGTGATTGACTACCCTTAACAAGGGATTTGGATTCCTAACGCGTCCACGTTGACTGAGAATGACTGGTTGATTGGCTTGAGCAATTAATGTATTACATGCGTCAAGAACAGGGAGCGTCGCTGCTTCAACACGCCATACGCCAGCTAAGCTAGTTTTAGCATCTTTATCTTTGACGAACCAGCTGTCATCGAGGACACTAAAGCGACATGGATTTACAACACTATCAACTGAAAACGGTAAAGGGCTTGGGCCGTTAACGTATGATGTGCGAGGATACTTGACGCGCATGGAACTTCTGGGAATGACAATTGTTTTAAGTGCATCTTCTCCTACAGCTCTTAAAGAACCCATAACTGCCAGAGAAAGAAGACTAGTCCATTTGCCACCACCCTTGGTTCCAAAATCGGTCAAGTTTGTGTAGAGATTTTCCATATCTGCTTTAAAGTTTTTAGGCTTATTGCCTTGTGGTTTTTCGACACTGATGCGTTTGAATTTTTCGAACCTACGGTACATAGGATTATTAACCCAGAGATTACTGTAAACGAATTCGCGATATGTTAAAGCTTGCCCGAACGCATTAACTTTAACACCGATATCGACCTTGGTCAACCACTCATTTTTATTACATATAAACCTGACGTCTTCATTCATTTTAAGTCCAATACCACTATTGTTGGACTTTGAACGCGAAAATACCTGTGAAATGATGCTACTGCCACCCCAACGTGTCATATTGACGTGACTAAATATTTTGTATCCTAATTTTTCAAATCCCAGATAAAGATTGACACCCATTTTGGTGTCTTCTGTAGCCGCTTTGAATAATGTAACCTTCAATGTTTTGGGTGCAATTGCGGAAATCATAGTTCCTGTTTCTCCGGCAATTTTCTTAACAACATTGGTGGTTGAGTTCGCGCCTGCTAGGGCAACACTCGCTGTTGCAGCACAGATTTGTTTCGGATTTGGAGTCTTCTTCTTTAACCATGTGAAGCTCTTATTTATTGCGTCCAAGGAACCAAACTTGGATTGATTGATACGTTTGATGTTTATGTTGGTAATGTAAGATGTAAGAGTATGATGATTTCCCCACGCAGTGAGATTAGTCTTCATACCTGACACACTTGAATCAACAATTCTTTTTACATCAGCTAAAGTAGGGACATGAAAACCTCCTCCAAGTCTATTACTTGGGAAGTAATAATATTCCATACTCACTGCCAACATAGCTTCCAAAAAATTGAAAATTGGATCAAGTATGTGGGTACAAATATAAACTGCATCGTCACCTTCGATCAAGATGCGATTCATCATACCTTGTAAACTTTCTTGGACATTACGGATGCACATTGGAAGAAGATTGCGCGGTGCAATATGAGAATAAAGATCGACCATATACTTGGCGCCTCCTGAGTTTGTGGTGAAAGGTGAGAAAATTGATTTGACCCAATTGAGGAGCCTAATATACCAAGGGTCATTCTTGACGACCTCAATCGGTTGCTCAACAATCGTGTCTTGTTTCTTTAAAGCCTTTTTGGCCTTTTTCTTTTCTTTCCTCCTACGCTTCTCTTTGCGCTTTATTTCTTTACCATATGCT